GGGTTTTTAATCTTTGCTGTTCTATGGTGCGTGGTTATATTCTTCCTATGGATTTATGATGCACTGTTCGGAGGTTGGAAATGACTAATCTCTACAAGTACCGCTCTATTTCTCTAAGGTTTCCTGTCTATGCTCGCCTTACGGTTTATAGTAGATTTCTAGTTCCGCATATTCGCCTATCGAATGCCGAAGCTGTAACGATTCTTATTAATTCGTACCCTAATCTTGCTAGGGACTATCCTCATCTTAAGGATGTTGATTTTGAGAAGGAAACGAAAATAGAACTTGACAAAATACACACCGAACAAGAACGACAATATAGAAATGAAAGGATAGAAGGATGAGCTCACAACATGAAACCTGGTACAAGATTAAGGACGGAAAGGTTTACCGTCACACCGAGCTAGATGGCTATGCGTTCATGCGCCATGGACCCATGCCTCACGATACTTTTATAAGTACCATTGAAGAGGCTAAAGAGAAATGGCCTGCGTGGTTTAAAAAGGAGTTTGAAGATGAAGCGAAACGATAAATATAGCTATCACCAAGGTACAAGGACCACGGACCATGGAACACGGATCTATGACATCGCCGGATTTAAATTACCAAGCGTCACGACTATCCTTGCAAAGACCAAGGATCAATCGTATTTAACAAAATGGAAAAACAAAGTTGGACATGAAGAAGCAGAACGAATCAAGAATTATAGTAGCAAGCGGGGGACTAGCATGCACAAGTTCTTGGAGAAACACATTACCGGGGCCGGCTACGAAGACCTTACGCAGATTGGTCAAGAAGCTAAGCCGATGGCTCAAAAGATTATTGAAGTAGGACTCACCCCAATCAATCATTACTACGGTTCAGAAGTCATGTTACATTATCCTGGGCTCTATGCAGGTGCAACTGACTTGGTATGTGAGCACGATGGGTTAGATACAGTCGTAGACTTTAAACAATCCAATAGACCTAAAAGAGAAGAATGGATAGAGGATTACTATCTGCAGATTGCAGCGTATGCCATGGCTCATGACTATGTATATAAGTCTAAAATAAGGCAAGGTATTATAATGGTATGCACACCCGATTGCTACTACCAAGAATTTAAGTTTAAAGATGGTGAATTAAGGCGCTGGAAACATGAGTTTTTGAAAAGATTGGACAGCTATTATGACCTAAAAAAGGATTATAAAGAAGAAGCACAGATAGATACACATGCGTTATTAGCAGAATTCGAAAAGGAGGGGAAAAAATGAAGGAAAGAATCTATAAAACAATGGTGCAACGTTATACTTCAGAAATTGAAGATGCATTATTAAAAATAGATATGCTTATGGCCAATGCTGCCAGCAATGCTGTCATGGTGAACCATACAGACGTTACGGGAGAAATAAATAAGTACCTAGCCAGAGCAGCAAGTGCCAGTGAAAAACTAGCTTTATTAAGAAGATTTTATAGTACCAATTAAGGCAGATTGTGGCAACAATGTGGCAACAATAAGGCACGGAAATGCGACCCTAGGGGGGTCGCAGAGGGGTCGCAGGGGGGTCGCAGGGGGGTCGCAGAGGGTCGCATTTTTGAGAACAAACCATGAATTTTAGCACTATCCTACAGATTAGCATGTCGCAGCGACACCCTTGCGACACCCTTGCGACCCCCTTGCGACACCCCCCCTATTTCGATTATTCCTCTACTCTAACAACACTAATAGAAGATTTGAAATGATTTTGCGACACCCTAAGCATTTTTTTAGCGCGGGTGTATTAAAAAATAAAATGTATAATATAGTTTTTAAATAAGTGAATTGTGTCCGAAATAAGGCAGACTATGGCAAAGAAACGAAAAAAAACTAAATACAAACACATCATCATAAATAAGAAGAGATACTATTTTTATAAAATCTCGTGGCTTGATATTGTTGGTGACACTGGTCATGCTACTCCTGATGAGTTCGATAAGTTCGAGTGCTCGAAGATGGTCTCTTTTGCTTATATCTACAAGAGGACCAAAAAATTCGTCTGGACTTTTGCTAGTTTTGATGAGAAGGATGAGGCTTATTCTGATCGGAATGTCTTCCCTACAGGATGCATAACTGGTATAAAGAAGATTGATGTCTAATGATTGGTTGTATTCAATGATGTCCCAAGATTGGTTAAGTGAAGAGAAGTATAATATATGGAAGGAGGATTTAGATTCTATGACTAAGAAAAAAGTTAAAAAGAAAAAGATTAAGAAGAAGAAAAAAGTTAAAAAGAAAAAGAAAAGATAATGTGGAATCCGGATAAGGTAATAACTATATCTTTACTACTACTGACTGTAGTGGGAGTTTATTGCCTTGTCTTGAATCTTTACTAGATGTCGAATTGGCAACAATATTTTTTAGTCCTTTTTGTTTTCTCTTTGCTTTGGTTTTTAATGGTTTTTGGTCCAATAATGCGGCTTCAGGGGTAACGTTTAAAATTGGTGCGTAATCGTCTAAAATTTGTTTCATTTTGCCTTCTAATTCTAGTTCTGACATGTCTTCTAATTTCCCATGCTTTATTATTTTCCGTTCTATGTATAGTCCTGCTGCTTTGCCTCGATTCGTCTCAGCGTTTACAGCAGAAGAAAAGCTCCCCTTCTTCAAAGCCAAGTCCTTTATCCTAGCAAGTTCAGCCACGTGTCCTTCATAAGAGACCTCAAATTTTTTAAGTCTTTCTTCTTTAAGTTTTCCAATATAATGAGCCACCAATGGACTGAGTCTAGGATTCATGAGTTCTGATCCTTCCTGTCTTGCTCTCTTAGGTGAGTACCCAGCAGCGGTCGCTGCTTCTGACTGAGTCATAGGTCCATCCTGTCCTCCGAATACTACGAACTCAGAGAATCTCATTTGCATTTCTGTTAATCTTTTTGGTACACCCATATTGACAATTTAAGGTAACATTGATAAAAAGTCAATGATGAAAGAAGGGAAATGTATTATGGGAGAAATGAGAAAAGATAGAGAAGAAAAACCCTACACGGCTGAGGAAGATTATATTAAGTTGTTAGAGAAAGCTGCTAAGGATAGTAAAGAAGCCTGGAAGAAAGAACATGACGCTAAGCAGCAGGCTGAGTTAGAAACTTCATTAGTTAAAGCAATAGGGATAAACTCCCCAGAAGTGCGTGGCATGAAAACTAAATTGAGTGAGACCGAAGTTGTCTTGAATGGAACTAAGATGATAGTAGAGGATGGCTTTAGAAAGATTCAAGAGATGCAAAAAGAACTTGATCGAGTTAAGCAAGAAAATAATGATTCATTCAATAGGATTGCTGAGCTGTGTGAAGTGAACGAACGTCATCAAGAAATTAATGGAAAATTGCAAGTTCACTTGACTGAGGTAGAGGAAGAGAATAAGAAGATGCACGAACATTTAAAAAAACAAGTTGAGAATGCTCGAAAGTCAGGAATGTAATGAGATTAAGAGAGCTGATGGAATTCATGCAAGAATTTATGGACAATAAAGGTAAAGGACAAAAAGGATCTTTAGGAGATGCTTCAGTGTTCATGCATGTAGGAAATCATTTAGAAGAAATTAAAAAAATAGAAGTGCAAGAGAGTACAATTATTGGTGCAAACTCAATGAGAATAGTTTTAAAACCAATGAGAGAGAAACGAATTATATCCCCCACCGATCCTGATTCTGGGTTTAAGTTGTAAGCAAGAGTTACTTTGAAAAATGCAATTAAACCTGAGCGAAAATTATACCAAGATCTTAAGAAAAATACATGCTCCATCATATGGAATCGTGTTGAAAACCTTAGCTTACTCGGCATGCCTGATCTATTGGGCTACAATAATTCTAGGCACTTTTTCACTGTTGAATTAAAAGTCGCCAAAGGTAATAAAGTCAGATTCTCACCACACCAAATCGCCTTCCATAAGTCACATCCAGAGAATACATTTATCCTTCTCAGGACCCTCGGTCCGAGGTCCCTGAAACTTGTTCCAGGATCCATGATCCAAGAACTATTGTCCAAGGGCCATGGTCCCTGGCCTTCAGTTGATTGGGTTTTTATCCAGAAAACTTTTGAGCTTGTAACTTAGGCTTGAAGCTTGAAGCTTGAACCTTCCCTCTTGGGGCTTGGGGCTCCGGGTCCCTATCCCCTGGCCGCTCCATTACCATTATCACGTTGGAGTCAACTGGCAGACCAGGGTACTTTCGAGCGGCTCGCGTTGAGCTGCGCACAAGGTGCGCGTGACGCCTGTTTGTTATATGGCTCGGGCCTACAAATCGTTCTAGATGCTGCACCTTACCATTAATCCTATGATATCCCAGACTGGAGCTCCTGTCAAGCTTGAAGCTTGTGACTTCACAAGCTTGGAGCTTGGAGCTTGGCGCCCGGACCAAGGCCGCAGGATCCTGAGGCTTGGCCCAGGCATTAGTGCTTAGGATATGTAACATGTTTAACTTTTGGATTCCAGCAGCGTCTACAGCTGCCGCATTGGTTGCCCTGCTTCGATGCCGGACAGTCTCCGCCGTGATCAACGACCGTGGACCAATGGGTCCAGGCTGTTCCAGGCTTCGTGTTATTTTTTGCGTTGCTTAATCTTATTACTAAATTTTTAGGATAGGAGCCCAGCGGCAGGTATTTTCTCTCTTGAGTCGGCAGCCAGTGGCTGGTCCCGGGTGTGCTGTTGCATACTTCGAATATGTTCTTGAGATGCTGGACGCTCTGCAGGTCCCCTGAGTCGTGCCAGCGGAAATGCTTCTTGCCCTTCACAAGCACAGTCATAGCCTCCACCCAGCGCGGGTCCATGAGACTCTTCAGTCGGCGTTGCAGTGCTGCTTTAACATTGGGGAAATTGTATCTATTTTTGAATGCATAACACTCATGACATGGCGTGTCTGGGACCTCCCTGAGGATGGCGCCAGTCTGACAGGCACTCGCTGGTATGTTATACGAGCCCTCAGGCATTTTGCCTGGAGCTGATAAACCACCTGTAATTCTTTCTGCTTCTTTCTTTAACATAAAATTTTATATCACTGGAATGTGTTCATTGTGTGCTTGTGGCTTCCGGCTTGGCGCTTGGTCCTTGATTCGTGAAGGCTTGGAGCTTGAAGCTTGTCGCCATTGATCTTGATCCGGGGACCATGCTTAGCCCATCCGTTGCTCATGATCTTGAGCTCCAGGGCAATCGTCGCCAGCTGAGCCGGCGACGCGTGAGTTATTTCTATTGTGAATTTTTTAGTCAAGGAGGACCATATATTCTTTAGCAAAATAGCGTCTGAAAAAATCTATTCCATTGCGCACTATTTGCCAGTCGTCCTGGTTGTCACTGAAGCCGTGACCTTGGCCCATGGCTTTGTCCTTCATCTCAGTCATTAGGCTCATATACATTGTATGATCATATACAAGGGCTGCGAATTGAGGAAGCTCTGTAGACTCGCCGCTCAAGCCGTTCGTTCTCTTAACCATTGTTGTTGAATGAGATTTAATCTCAAATGGTAGTTTATGTTTTTTATCTTTATATATTATGTTTGTCATAACTGTATCCTACATTATCCTTCAGTCCCTGTCAAGCTTGCAGCTTGGAGCTTGAGGCTTGCAGCTTTTTTTTCTGGCCAAGCGACTTCATATGAATTTAATAAAGCCGCGTGTCGCTTGACCCAGGATCCGCTATCACTAGCTAGTCTTAACATCATAGCGGATCTCGGCTCAAGTTTCATATCAACCCATATGCGCTTACTTAAGAACGCATATGAGCAAACCCCGGCTCAATGTATAGGTCGACCGCAGAGAGCTGAGCTTTATTCATATTCATTTTGAACCTTATGTGCGCCCTTATTCACACATAAGGTTCTAAGCCAACCACATCAACCACGTTTGGGCTGGTCCGTTGGCATATCATTTAAATATTCCGATATCCATTAAG